TAAAGTCGGCAATAAACTTCTGTAATGTATCTTCATCTTTATTCATTACAATTTCTATGGCCTTTTTAATTCTACCTCTACATACTTTAGGTGTTGATGATTTAACGGCTTCAATACCCATAATCTTTAGTTTAGTTTCAGAAAGTCTTACGCCTTCTTCATCTAATACATTTAACATATATCTTTTCTTTGCAACCCAAATACCTTTGTTGGCAATCACTTCTCGTTTCATTACCATACAGTTCTTAAATGCGTTTGTATAATCGGCCAGTTCTTCAAAACATTTATTTAAAAACGGTTCTATTCTACTGTTGACTACTTTGTCTATAAAGTTACATATCTGGTCATCTGTTTTACCCTTACAAGTATGTTCTACAAGTTTATCAAGTGTAACATAAATTGAATCTGTATCAGAAGCCACAATATAATCTATCTTATCGTGTGTCTTTAATATATTGTTAAGATAACCGTTTACCTTTTCTTCTATAAAACGAATAATAAACTGGCCTGCTGTAGTAATGGCACTGGCCTGTCTTACATCATAGTATCTAAAGTATTGATTACCAACAGCACCATAAGCGGAGTTTAGAGCAATCTTTCTTGCCCACTGAATATTATGACAACGAGATATTTCTTTTATCAATTCAGGATTTTTAGTTCGTTCATATTCTTTCTTTGCTTTTAACATTCTGTCTTTGAAAACCACACGCTCGTTATACATTGTTTCCATCATTTCAGGTAAAAAACCTTGACTGTCTGTTTTAAACAATGCACCATTAGGTGTAATACAAGCACCATCAGTTTTCAGATAGGCAAGAGGTGTGGATTGATTTAACATTTTATTCACTGAAATACCAGATGGTTTTTCACCTATGATTTTTTCTGGCGATATATTATATTGTATAATGATATGCGGATATAGTGAGTTAATATCAAATGAAACAATCCACTTGTGCATACCAAGTTGTGGCTCTTTTACATAAGCGCCTTCATACTTTTCATTCTTTACATTATCTTCTCTCGGTGGTACACAAATGTTTTTCTTTAATAAATGATTTGCTATCAGTGTGTCCCATACTCGCACTTGTGAAAAGATGTCGCCATAATTTACTTTAGATTCATAGGCAACAGTTAATGATAAATCAATCAAGCCAAGTTTATCTTCTAAAGCATCAACAATTTCCACGTCTTGTATATTGTAATCAATAAATGATTGAAAGTCTTTTGTATACCAATCTTTAAATGTATCGTGTTTCATTTCATCTTTACCACGACCAAGTTCTAGTTCACCAATAAAATCTAGTTTATAACTCTCTTGTCGTGTAGGTATAAACCATTGATATAGATCTAAGTAATCTAAATTCGTAATACCTTTTATATCATAAACTGTTTGAGGTCGGCCTCTTACTAGAATAACCTCTCTTTGAAATAAACCCCAAGGAGATATTTTATTTGCAACCTTATCACCAGCAATTAATATAATTCTATTCATTAAATAAGGTAAGTCAAAGAATTTAGTATTCCAGCCTGTGATAACATCAGGATAGTTTTTCATCCAGAAGTTCATAAACTCAAACATTAATTGTTTTTCGTCTTTACATTTAACGTAAGTAATATCTGGTCTGTCTGTTTTATAATCACCAACACCCCAAGTAATGATTTGTTTATTGTTTTGATTTTTAACTGTGATACAAAGTATTTCTTCTATAGGATTTTCTACATCAGGAAAACCATTTTCGCAGGCCGTTTCTATATCTAATGTAAATATTTTTATAAACTTTTTATCCCAATCTATATCTTCAGGATGTTTTTTATTAATGTATTGATAATGGTATCTCTCTAAGCCATAGATAGGTGAATTTTCGGTTGCTACCTCTCGTCTAAATTTACGAGCATCATCAATTGTTTTAAATGTAATAGGTTTAAGAAACTGGCCTTGTAGAGTTTTAAATTTTGTTTGTTGTTGCGTTAATGAATAAAGTGTAGGGTCAAAATCTATTTTTTCTTTATATTCTTGGCCTTCGTGTACACCTCTTACAAGAAGTTTACCTTTAAATTCAATAACTGATTTATAGAAATTCACTTAAATTACCTTCACTTTTATACATATTAACGTTCTTCTTATTATATATCATTTCTTTAGATAAGTCAAATGGTATCTTATTCGTTTCTTTATATTCTGTTTCACCAGGCTTTTTTATGTACCAAATTAGGTCTTTATCTTTAGGATAATTCAACGACCATTGTACTGTTGATTTTTTTAAAAGCTTTCGGTCTTTTTTAGTCATAGGGTAAATATATCTAAATTGTTTGCCTTTTACACGACTTAATTTTAATTCTATTAACTGTTTTGGATTTGGTCTCATTCCATATTTTCTGTTTTTAGTATTAGGTATATGGCCTTGCATTGTTCTTGGATGTACTTTTTCTCCTTGTTCGGTGACATAAGTATCTGTTATAGAAAATCCACCATATAAAAAATTAGCAGATTGATATACATAACCTGGTTTACCAACTAGACCATCAGCCCAAGTAAAAAGATATTTAATGTTTGTATTTTCTTTTAACCATTTAATAGATAGAGAAAGTAATTGTGATTCTGAATTTTTTGGCATTTTATCATCCATACACATCTTACCTATCTCAAAATAATCTTTTGTGTCTAATTGTGGAAATAACTTTTGTATAGTGTGTTTAGGTCTTGTGCCCCAACCAAAGGTAATTACACCTATTAAGTCGTCTTGTATAAAACAACCAAGATAATGTTTTGTAAGTTTAGGCATTACTGCTGAATAATGCCTTGATGCTACAAACTCAGCCGCCGTGTATTTGTTTAATGGTTTTAATATCATTATAAAATCTTATCATTATTATCCTTTAAGTGTACTATTAAACCATCTAGTTCTTTTGTTAAAAAGATTTGACAACCTAATCTACTCACTCCTTCTTTAAAACCTTTTTCGTATTCTAATAATTCTAATTCTGCCATATTTTCGTTTATCTTTGGCAGTTTGTCAATCCATTTTTCATCAACATAGATATGGCAAGTGGCACAAGCACAACAGCCATAACAATCAGCAGGTATTTCAGGTATAGAAACTTGACTAAATCGTGTTGCCGCTTCCATTACAGTACGGCCAATAGGAACATCAACTCTAATCTTAGAGCCGTTTCTTACAAAGTATATAGTTATCATCAATCAATTATAAGTTTAGGTTTTTTAAATTGTACGATACCTGTTCCTAAATGCTGATGATATGAATTTCCTATTTCTGTTTTTGGATTGACCTCTGCTACGACATTGTTTCTTTTAATTGAAACAGTATCTTCTTCAGCATAAGGCATATATGGGGTAAGTGCTAATGAAACAGGCCCACCTGGTTTTGATTGCATTGGTACAATCACAAATGGTTGTTTTATGTCTACCACTTCTGTATTACTGGTATCTTGTTTAATACCGATAACATCTTCACCTGTTGTTAATCTAAATATTTTCAAATCGCTCATAATATATTCTTTGTTTTATTATACTACTTTTTATCTTTTTTGTCAATAGGTTTGATACGTCTGCTCAATACAAACTCTCGGTTTGGATTTACAGAAGCATTAAATCTTCTTATCATATCTCTATTTAACAACACATCATTACGTGATCTAATTCTTTCATCTAAGCCAAATTCTATATCTTTATAAACAAATCCATTAAATGTTACATCTATTTTAACAACTGGCCTTTCTTCGCCATCAACATCATCTGTATTTGCTCTAAAAATTTTTACTTTACGAACCAGTTTACTTGTATGTTTTTTACCATCATATTTCCAAGAAACTTTACCATCTTTAATTTCTATTTCTTCAGCGTGTAATGCACTCACTTCAGCACCATTACCTGTATCTAATTTTGCTCTAATTAAACCAACGCCACTTAATTCTAATGTTTCAATATAACCAACCTCTATAATTGATTGACGGTCCCAATTGTCCCTATTGTTTATGTAATCAATTATATTATCTACTAACTGTTTGCCTTTTATTGGGCCTGTTGTATTAGGTGTGTCAGCATAATCTTCATAATGATATCCTTCGTAATCAGCTCCTGTTCCTGGTGAACCATTGACTTCTAATACACAAATTTTATCTTTGTATATAATGTGGTCTACACCTACGATATAAGCCTTTGATGCTCTGGCCGTTCTTAATACTATTTCTATTTCTTCATCTGATAATTTATAAGGTTCTGCAACAGCACCTCTATGTACGTTAGACCTAAATTCACCTTTTGCCTTTACTCTTTTTGTACAAGCAAATATTTTATTATCAACTACAAAAGTTCTTATATCAAAATCTGTAGGCATATATTCTTGTACTAATAATTCGGCATCGTGTTTAAATAATGCCTGCACTACTGATATTAATGAGTCGTAACTGTCTACCTTTACAACACCAATACCTTGTGTGCCTGTTAATGTTTTAACTACAACTGGAAATTTGCCACCTATAATCTTTAATGCTGTATCTATATTTTTTTCATTTGATATAAAGGCTGTTTTAGGTGTAGGTATATTAAACTTTTCAAATAACAAAGCAGAAGTTAATTTATTATCACAAGTTAACATTGATGACCTTGTGTTTAACATAAAAGAACCAGAATTTTGAAAGGCAGATATTAAAGAAAGGCCTGCTTCATCTTCAATTGCACCTGCTCGTGTAATAACAACTGTGTTTTTACCTATGAAAGTATGTTCACCATCTTCACCATCATAGTTATAAATGGTCAATGAATTTTTTTCTTCGTCTTTGTCTGTAATGATTGAGTGTTTAGTATTGATTATAAAACAAGGTATTTTTCTTTTCTTACAAGACCTTTGTATAAAACTTACTGTAATTTCTTTTTTAGTCTTACGATTACCTGTTTTTTGTTTTCTTACTTTAGGCGAAGATTTGGTAATGACAACAACTGTAATTGGTTCGCTGTCTTTAGGTTTTTTAGCCTCGTTTATAAAATCTCTAAACTTTGGAACTTGCATTTAATCACCTGTTGTTTCATCATCTTTTGTAATCTTTTTACCAATATTATATTTAGCCGATAGTGTCCATTCTTTTTTTTCTTTAAATGGTAATACTTTAATCTGACTTAATGGCGCTTTGTTCTCAGCTTTTTCTTTTTGTACTATATCTATTAATGCCCAATCTTGTAATAGAATTGCAATTGTATTTCTTCTTTGAATATCGTTTTCTGATAGTGTAGCAAGTTTACCATCTAAAGCAAATAATTCTTTAAAATGCACTATGTAATATTTACCTTGTTTATGTAGAATATGACAAGACTGAAATAAAGTCTTATCTTTTCTGGACGCCACACCTATTCTTGTAAGTGTTTCTCTTACTTTTAAAAAGTCGTCAGGCTGTTTGATTGTTACCTCTAACATATCCTGGATCGACCATTTAATGCTCTCACTCATTAATTTCTCCCACCCTTAAAAAGTTTGCTCTTAATATGTTCAATCTGTTCTTTGGATAGTATTGTTAGTGCCTCTCTCGCCTTTTCATTACTATATCCATAATACTCTTTTACATACTCTAAGTCTTTCAATTTGGCCTGTGATAACCACTTGCCACCAAATCGCTTCTTTTTTCTTACACTATTTATTAAAAAATGAAATTGTACTTTTTTAGGAAGAAAATGTAAACCATTCATTTCATTGGCTGGCATTAATGTGTCCCAAAACATAGAAAGACAACGATTAATAACGTAAGGTGGGTACTTCTTTTCCCATAAAGAATCATCACTATCAAGTAATGGTTCACTTGTTTCGTTAATGGCCTTTAGATAGTCTTTTAATTCGTACATAATAATTAAATATAATCATAGCTGTTTATAAGTTCTCTATATATATTCCAAAAAGAACCTGATATAAAAACTCTTTTACCTTTGAAAAGTATTGTTCTATATGTTTCTCCAGGCCCAGCTTTTCCTTTTATTTGAGCTGGTAAATGAGGAAAAAAATGACATCTAGGTCTGAAAGAATTTATTGGTTTTAGACCTTCTAATGTTGCGACCATTGTTTGTTTTCTACTTAAATATTGTTCCTCTAAATTTAAAATAACTCCATTTCTTTTTTTTATATAATCAGGTAATAATGGTAAAATATCCTCACTAAACCACTCTCCTTTTATTTTATATTTTTCAAAAAACTCGTGAGCTAATCTTTCTTCTTTAAAAATGTTATTTTTACCTACTGCTATAGTAGCTAAAATTTTTATATCTCTAGGATTGTTTGTTGTAAGAGAAAGTAATCTTTCTGTTAAATTATCAGCCTTTCCTATTTTTACATATTGGCCGTCAAATATAAAATAAATTACGTTTAAAAATTCTATCATTTAAATTTACAACCGGCCATTACTTCAGTAAGACAAGCCACCATATTGATTTCTTGGTCAGCAACAAAGGCCGCTTTGTATTGATAACCGGCAATAATTAAAACTGCCTGTGGTATAGATTTAGGGTCTAAATGTAAATAAAGAAGCTCATAGATTTCTTTAAATAAATGAGTTGGCCCGTGGTCTAGGTTTTGTGAAACCCATTTTCGCATACCATTAAAGTCTTTGTCTTTTAATTTAACAATAAGGTCTTTATAGTTTTCTTCTTTTAAACTAAAAAGAATACCACTGTCTATTTTACCACGAACAGAATATCTTTGTAATTCATTTATGGTTCTTCTAAAATCAGGATAGTGTTTTTGTATAACTTCTGCTAATACATTTTTATCAAATTCTATGCCTTCATCTTTTAATATAATAGATAATCTATTCATTAATTTTGCGGC